ACCAGCTTCACTTTACATAAAAGACCAGTCACCTTAACAAAAGATTTCTCAGCCTCACTAGAAATAGGGTCATCCATACTTTCACCTACTCTTAACCGGGGCTCTTTCCAAGATACAACCAGTCAACCTCTCAAACATATTAGGGTTGCACGTCAAGTTGCCGGAAGGCGAGGTATCACAGCTGCAGGTTAGATAGTAGGACATGCAAGACAACCTTCTGGTTTCAAGCACTCTCCCTGGCGACTCTGTTCCAAGCTCAGTCTGGCAAAGAAGAGCAATGGCCTTAATAAGCTCAACCATTTGGAGCTGATAGTTCATAGCAATACTCCTGGGATGTTAGGCTTCTACCAAATAACGGTCTAAGCAACAAACTCTTGTTATATGTCCTCAAGAAAGCGGTAGCGATACGCAAGCGTAGCAGCAAGGGCGGCTCTCCAAGTCTCCTTATCGGAGATGGAGCACAAGCACCTCACGTTACCAAACTGGGGAGAGACGTGGGCAAAAGAACTTTCAAGTTCTAAGAAGTGAACCATGCAGTTCTCGTCATAGCATCTAGCAGACATATAAACATCCTTTTATGGGATAGGTAAAGAGAGACTTCTCAGCTTTCCTAGCCGGGAAGAGTATCGCAATGGAAAAGTAGTCAAGCTTTCCACCCTGTCTTTGGGGCAAGTAGTATCTTCTAGGTTTAGAAGGTGCCGATGGTTGTGTAGTGGAAAGGGGAGGGGTGTGGCGACGCCCACCAACCAACAACTTCCACTAAGTGGAACACTTAATATTTCACTATGTCCAAACCTAGGCGGGCCAGCGTGAAGAAGATCATCTTCAGGTGCGCCAGGTCATTTATCTCCTCAAGCTTCTTCTTGAGCAGATCGGTTCGGTCGTCCATCTCTTCTCCTAGGGGAAGGGTTCTTGCTTAGCTAGCTTAAGGCCCTGGAGTAGATCCATAAACTTCTTGCAGATATAGAGTGAGTCTGAAGAGTAGTAGTGGTCGGCAAAGTCCATCTCTCTATCCCTTCTTCAGGTAGTCCACCTTGGACCAGAAGTTCTTCCTCTCTACGGAGAGTAGGTGGAGGGTAAGCAGGAACTTCCTGGCTTCCTCTACTGGGGAGACGACGTAGATCAGGTTGCTGGGACCGCTGTGCAGCTTCTCCCTGGAGAATAGGGGCTTTGGGGTGCGGTTGCGCATCACGACCTATCCTTCCGTTCCACGTAGTCAAGCTTGCAGAAAGCTTTCTGCTTTTCTACCCGAATACGGTGTAGGACTCGCATGAACAGTATAGCTTTGGGCACGGGTTTAACCATGTATACCGTTTCTGTCCGACTGTGGCCGACTGCTTCTTTTTCGTATAGGTCAGGTTTCATGGTCGGGGTCTCTGGTCGACGACTTTTACTCTAGGTGCGTTCAGCGAGATATCTATACCGAGATTTAAGAAATGGAGCGCCATGATGAACTTGCGGACCTCCAGCACCGGCCTTATGGAGTATATCTTGTTGAACTTAGTTCTGTGCACTAGTTCTTTGCGGTATAGCTTCGCGGCCATAAGGTTCATATCCTTAGAAGGAGGGGAGGGAGAGGTTTAGTCTCCCTCCCTAGGAGGATTAGACAGCCAGGTCCTTCAGGAAGTCGGGGAGGTTGTCTGGGTTGATCTCGATGGTGGGGGCTTCTGCTGCTTTGAGCTCGGCCACTCGGCTAGCGATCGCCTCTTCGACTCGGGCGATTGACTCGGGGCGAGAGCCAGAAGTTTCTAGCTGGCGCTTGAGGAGATAGAGCTCTTTAAGCTGGGCGTCTTGGTTTCTTTTGCGCGAGCCGGGGTTCTTGGTCTCGTACTTGGTGCCGCCGTTGAGCTGAGGATCTTTGTTAAACCAGTTGGTGATGAGGCCGGTGACGTAGCTGCGGAGCTTCTTGGCGTCGCTGAGCTTGTCTTGGTTGGACTCGGTAGACTTGAACTCCACTTGGCCCTCTTGGAACATGGTCACGATCTTGTCTGCGATCTCCGAGCGGATGTCGGAGTTGACTACGTCCCGTACGTCGGTCGTAGCAGGCATGAACTCGATGCCTTTGGCGGCGAGGACTTCGGTGGTGACTTGGTAAACTGCTTCACGTTGCTTCATAGCCATGGATAACACTCCTTGGTTGCTGGGGCAATAACATTTGCCCGATGGTTAATAATCGATTCGGAAGATTTTCACAGCAATCATTTTAGTTTTCATCAACAACTTATATACATAAGTAGATTCGGAAAAGAATGGAGTTGCTGCGGGCGTAGCAGTGTCGGAGCTGTTCGGGTGTCTTGGGAAGACACCCCGGGGACCGAGTAGATCCCCGGGGTTTATCAGGAGGTCGCCCTAGCGAGCACGCTTGGGGTCGAATTTGTCTACTACTTCAAGCTTGTCAAAGAGATCCGAAGGGTCTTTGCCATAGCGGGCGCGGAAGCCGTCCAGAGCAGAGGTGACACAATGTGAGAAGTCATCGATGCACTTCTCCTCGTTCTTGCTCACGAGGCCGCATACGAGCGCGGTGGTTCGGCAGGATTCGATCTGCACGTGGTAGCGCGTCTCGTCCAGGCGGAGGCGGGTCGTGGACAGCTCTGTTCTGAGCTGGTCTGCGTCTTTGGTCGTGGCGCAACCGCCGAGCAGCAGCGCGATAGCTAAGTATCTCATGGTTGCTCCTTAGTCGATGTAGTCATCGTCGGTTTCGAAGTCGTCAAAGATTGTGGTAGTCAGGAGATCGACTGCCATCTCGTCGTCGTTCCAGATTTCGTCACTGATGTTGATACCTTCGGACTCGAGCGAGTAGACAATCGAGTTGACGTGGTGCGGTTGAACATCCCTGCGGATCACTTCGCCGTCGAGGCGGACGACATACTTGAGTGAAGTATCGACGTTGTGGATGGATGAGTAAGCCATATAACCTCCTGTTTATTATACTTACTTATTGATTCGGATGATCCTTATGGCGACGTTCGCGGTGGCGATAATCAGCAGCATAGTCGTGATCACAGCGGTAGCTTTGATGATCTGCATGGCGAGCATTGCTTTACCCTTTCTTCGGTGGGGTTAGGAGAACTTCCCAGGCTGACTTGGGACGCTTGCCCTTGTAGATCTTCTTGAGTTCTGCGCTAGTTAACGCTTTCATATTAGATCTCCTTGGAAAAGGTTCGAAGTTCTTTGCTGATCAAGATCTCGAGGCAGTTCCGCAGCGTCTCGAGTCTTTCGAGGATGTCGATACTTTTTGGACCGCGAGTCAGCATGAGTTCGTATTTGAGATGGGCGATACCGTTTAGCAGCAGCACTTTCTCTTGGTTGATGTCCATGTTAGACGTCCCACTTGGTGGTGGTTAAGTAAGCGAGCCGCGACATCAGCTGCTTGAGATCATCTCGGTTCGGCTCCCGAGTCAGCGCGTCCTCGACGAGCTCGGCCATCAGCATCAGCTCGTCGTCGGTGAATACTACTTTCATAGTGATCCCCTCTCGGTGTACTCGATGGTGTCGCGCATGATGCGGTTGGCTTGGTCGCGTATGCCAGACAAATACTCGAAAGTGTCTGGGTCTTCGGCTATGTTGATCGAGTCGAGGTAGGCTAAGATCGACTTAAGATTAGCTATCTGCGCGTTGTCCATGTTGACCTCCTATTTATACCCTCTAATTGATTCGGAGGTAGTGGGACTCATCCGTGAGTCCCGCGAGCGCCCTCCGAAGGTCTAGTCAAAATCAACTAATTCAACTTTAAGGTTGGAGATCTGGTTTGTCGCAAGGTCAACATCATAGCTGACGTCTTGGTTATCGGCGACAGCAAACAATTCGCACAGTGAGTCTAATTGTTCGGCTAGTTTGAGATCATGGTCGGCTACGTACTCATCGCAGTTAGGACCATCTGCGAAGCGGAATGACTCGTCAAACGCTTCAAAGCGGTGGCCGCCAAGAGTCACAATGCGGTTGATAGTGCCTTCAAGTTTGACATTCGCTATCATTTTGACCTCCTTAATTATATTTAATAATAGTTTCGGAAAAGACCGGTACGCTGCAGCGTGCTTGGGCGTAGCAGTGTCGGTGCAGCTCGGAAGCTGCACCGCAGTATTAACTTCGGAGATTCTTATAATTACTATGTTTTTGTATCTCTTTGACGCGCTCGCGGTCGGTCTTAAACTTTCTATCAGAAGACTTAATTGCTGGTTTAGATTCAGCATCGTAATCATCAGCGAAGTGGATATTTTTACGGATGTTAGTGAGATCGATTAAGTTGCCATGAGTGTGAAGATCGTAGATAACTTTTTTAGTTAGTGTTTGCATGTTGTGCCTCCTTATTGTTGAGCTAAAAAGCTAGAGTGATATTCTTTCAGGTACGTATTGATCTGATTGCTTAAGGTTGTCATTTCAGAAGAGTCAACCAACTCAGATATTTCTTTCAGCGCATCTGCCAGACTTGGTCCATAGTAGACGTGGACCAGACCATCAGAGTCAGTATCAGACAGCACGAGGATGTGGGATCTGTCGCTGTCATCGTAGCGGAGTACAGTATCAACTTTAATGACGTGACCACCAAGATCTTCACTCGTAAACATGCTGACCTCCTGAGCGGTTGTGAGTCTAAACTTGAGTAGTTAACTCATCGCTATAAAAGTAAAGCATATCCCCAGAATCTAGTTGAACACAAATGTTGGGTCCTTCTTCGCTCTCAAACATATCATTGTCTATGGACAAACTAACAACAACGCCATCACCTTCTGGAGTAGACACTCGATCATTGATTTTCATAGCGTCTCCTGAGTGGTTGCTGGGTTTAAGAAGAGAAGCGAGCTCATCTTCGAGCTCGCGACTAGATCACTTGAAGAGATCGTTCAGCTTCTTAACAGTCTCAGCATCAGTCACGTAGTCGTAGTCATCGTCAGTGATGAAGAAGCGATATACGTGATCATCGTTGTTGAGATAGTAAGTCTCAGTATCAGTATTGATGAACTCAGACTTTGTAAACAGAGGGTCAACAAACTTACAGCGCTCGTACACAACGTCATCAACGATCTTGCAGTCAGCTTTAACGAGAAGATCACAGTTGTCTAAGATGTGCTGTGCGTTGCTCATGCTGATCTCGCTTTCGTAGTTAGTTGTTAATCATAAATATTATTATGATCGTAAGAAGCGAAGGATGAGCTCACGGATGAGCTCACCCTGTAAGACGACTTTAGATCAAGTCGCGGAGGTTTTCAGGCAGATTCTCTGGATTGATCTCAATCGTATCGGCAGCCGCAGACTGCTCTCTGAGTTCAGCTACTCGGTTGGCAATCGCCTCATCAACTCGAGCGATCGACTCAGGACGACTGCCCGCAGCGGCTAGTTGCTTCCTGAGCAAGCGAAGTTCTTTCATCTGTGCATCACCTGCACCGGCTCTTGAACCAGGATTCTTGGCTTCGTACTTGACTCCGCCATTCAGCTCCTTAGACTTGTTAAACCAGTTAGTGACCATGCCCACGACATACTTGCTGGTGAGAGTCTCGACTGACTCGCCGTATTTAGCTCGGGCAGAATCGCTCAGTTCAACTTCACCTTCGATCATCATCTGTGCAACTTTGAGAGCGATCTCTTGCTTGTCCAACTTAGTGGCGATCTCTTTGACATCAGAGCCAGGTACGAGACGCTCACCGAAGTGGGCTTGGGTGACTTGGACGACTGCGGCGTGTTGTGATAGCTTGCTCATGTTGTTCTCCTGATATTTGGTTGGTTGATTAACTTGATCATCATCATTTATATTTAATGTTAATTTCGGAGATAGTTGGGCTCATCCGTGAGCCCGAGATAATCAGCAGATAGTCAGTAGACTGTTTGGCGGCAAGATCTCACCCTCAGCGAGGTTGGCAAGTAGATCCTCATCGATGTAGAAGTAGACTTGATCGCGGACGCTCATCACGTCGACCAGCATAATCTTGACAACACCGTCGCATGTGGGCCCGAACCCGATAGCAGTCTCATAGTCAGGAGAGCGGACATTCAAGATGTACATGTTGACCTCCTTAGTTGAGTTGGTTACCGTACAGACTCTTCAAGATCTAAGATCTTCTCGCTGGCTATCTCGAGCAAGCTCGCAGACAGCTCCAGCAATTGTGCATCAGTCATGGAATCGATCAGCGCGTTGCGCTCTGTGTCGTTGACACCCTCAGACTCTTCATAGATCGCACTGAACTCAGTATCAGGCACAGCGCGGATGTGCTGCAGCACAAAGCAGCGAGCGCCAGGTGCTGAGTCGTTTGAGTCCAAGAACTGCTTGATCTGGGTGATAAGGTTTTGGTTGCTCATGTTGCATCTCCTTATTATACTTGATAATAGTTTCGGGGATGGCGAATGCGGGCGACACTGCTACAGAAGGCTCATCCGTGAGCCCACAAAGATTACTTGACGATGCGCAGCCGGGTCGTGGTGTCGGTCAGAAACCGCTTGCGGTACTGGACTATGCCGTAGTAGAGTCCGCCGCCGCTGCCGTCGTTCTCGTGGATCATCTCGTACCCGAGCGAGTTCATCACCCGGTCGATCTGGATGTACAGCGTGCCGTTGTACCATTCGGCCAGCTCGTTCACGCCGTCGGTGTCGCCGGCGGCACACAGCTCATCGTCATCGAAGTCGGGCGCGATCACGACGTCGCCGGGCAGAACGCTGTCGAGGCCCATTTCATCCGCCAGCGGGTCCATCACATGGATGCGGCCGCGCTGCGGGTGGGCGTTGAGGTCGTTCATGATCACTTGGATGATGTCGTTGTTGCTGCTCATAATAACCTCCTGGTTGGTTGTTCGCCTCTAGGGGCTCATCCGTGAGCCCATAACAGCTACGCTACTTTCAGTATCTTCACCATAGTGCTGGAGTGCGGCACCTTGCGCCAGTCGCGCGTCTTAGCCCACAGGAACACGAGCTGCGACCTCGTGAGCACGATCACCCGCTCGTCGACCATGATGCACTCGAGCTCGTCGAACTGCTTGGACATCAGCTTCTCGAACGACTCGGCCGTGAAGGAGATGGTTGCCTCGTGCCTTGACTTGAACTGCACTCTCATATCGGACCTCCTGGTTACGCTGCGCGAAGCAGCAGGTTGCACACGATGATCGTCGCTATCGTCAGCGCTATCTCAATGATCATAGCTCCCTCCTAGTTTCGGGTTGCCTCTAGGGGACTCGGATCCGTGAGTCCCGCCCGACACTGCTACAGATTACGCAGCTAGGAACTTCATGATCAGCTCTTGCGCCTGCTCCTTGCTCATCAACCCAGCGTCAACTGCCTGCTTGATGAGGGCGAGCTTGTCACCAGCAACCTCCCCACTCTTCTCCTCTTTCTTCTTGGGATTCACCCAGGCTTGGATCAGGTCGGTCGGTCTGCGACCAGTTATGTACATCAGGGGTTCGGCAGCGGCGCGCGTACCCTCCTTGATCGACCACAACCCCTGGTGCAGCCACGACAGCATCAATTGTCCCACGGCGGCACGCTGCTCGTCGGTGATGACTAGCTGACCCTTGACTGGCTCTGCCCCCAGAACTTGGGTGAGGGCTGCACGCAATGCTGCTTGTTGTGATTGGAACTTTTCCATGGTGACCTCCTGTGTGTGTTGACTTATATATATAATTATATATTTATATATAATTATATATTTGGAAATTTATTAATATTAATTATTTAATTTTAATTAATATTAATTTTAATAATTAATTAATTTTAATTATTAATTAATTATATTTATTAATAGTTTCGGAAATACCCGGTAGCCTCCAGAACACTAAGGAATCCCTTGGAAATCGGGGCCCCGCGGCGATAACTATCTTTAATAGTGGAATTACTAAAAATATAGGCCCCAGCCCACACCCACCCGCTGCCCTTCCCAATAAAAGTCGGGGTCCCCTAGTATTCCATCTCAACCGCTAAAGCACATCTGCAAAACCAGACATTAATTTAGCCACCCCCAGGGCGTCAACGATCCCCATCCTAATCGCCGCGTCCAAAAGGGCATCGAGATGCTCAAGATCACGACCGCGCATTGGTCCACCGCTTTATAAAATCTGCTTCCATAGCTATCAAATAGCCGTTAGCTGGATCAAACGCCGCAAAACGCAGCAATCTTACTGTTGTAATCCAGCGCCTAAGATGCCAAGTGCTCAGGCCTTCATTCATCAGGTAGTGGTGGACGTTACAGACGCTCATGCTCTCTTCCTAACCATGAGGTAGCAATCGATCTCAAGCCTCAGCGCCTCTAAGATGCGCGGCGATGGATTAATCTTGTACAAGCGAGCAATCTCCAGCAAGACACTGGGCTCAATGCCCAGTGCTCGTCGCTCATCGCCCGGCTGATACCGGTGAAGCTTGGCCAGAGGCTCTACGGCGTAGACGCCGTTGATCATGGCCGTCATCTGCCGGTTTGCGCGGGCGATTTTTTCGAGCTGAGGGTCGTTGAGTTTAACGATTGATTCTTGCTTATGGCGGTTGCAGGCCGTGCAGAGCGGCACCGCATTGTTTATTGCTTGGTTAGTAAGTTGATGCCGCAGCACGAGATTGCCCCCGTGAGACTTCGGGATCCAGAAGTGGTCTAGCTCAATGCCGTCGCGATCGTCGTCGCAGAGTGCGCACCGGCAGTCGTAAAGCCGCATCAGGGTTGGCCACCACTTAGTTTTGTATAGTCGCTCATCAGAGTTGCTGCGGGAATAGTCGCGGCGCTCTATCGTGTAGACGCTTGGATCGGTTGAGGGAAGCGATTGCGATATAGTTGCGATATTTTCTTGTCGTTTCTGCTGCAAACTTAAGCGCGACATAGTTATAAATAGTTAAAATTATTAGATTAAAACGCAAAATAAAAACTAAAAACCGATCAACCCGGGGTGAGGAAAAGGCGGCGCTCGGCTTCGCGTCTTCTGACCAGCCCCGGGAGCTCTTTGCCCTGCGCCTTGGTCCATTTGAGAAACTCGTTGGAGGCGTCAAGAAATTTTCTCTGGTTTACCAACCTGAGCAGAGTTGAGTTTTTCAAGTTGCCAACCCCTGCGTTGTATGCAAAACTTACCAGTGCGGCAAACTGATTATCGTTTACCTCAACTTTTAGCAGCTTAGAAACATCTGAGCAAAACCTGTCGAGGTCTGCAGTTTTTCTTTCATCTGCTTGAGTTTGAGTCCATTTTGTCCCGGGGCCGATGGGCGTTGGCTTGCCGTCCGGGGTCAAATTAAACGTGTCTATGCCAGTTGATCCCCACCCGATGGTCCAGGGTGCTCCTGATAAATTTTCCCACTCATGTTTTCTTGCGTTGAGTGGTTTTCTCAACTCTATTGCCAGAGGAGATGCGGGATCGGGATATGCGTCTAGTTTACACCCTTCAAAAGATTTTATGAGCGTTAGACCGTTACCGTTTAATTTTCGCACCATCTTGCACCGCCTTCATAGCGTCATGCGGCGCACTTTTATCCACCACCATCATTCGGTAAAGCGTGAACATAAAGTAAACCGTGTTAGACGCTTCTAAGTTAAAGATATCAGTTATCCAGTTTTTCCGCTTCATTATTTATAGCGCTCTCTATGGCCATCTCGATTAATTTGGCCTCAGCTGCTCTTTTATACTTTGCGCGAACATCGTGGAAGTCTGGTGCTGCAATGGCTTCAAAGCAGCTTAGCCAACCCGTACCGTCCGGGCGTTTTTTAAGCCTAGCAAGTGGGCATTTAGAGCAAGGATTCTCTCCTAAAAGCTCACAATCGCCCGTGTCTGCTATTTTTTGAAGTATATCTGTGCCTTTGTCCACCGCCTAGTCCCAGTATAATTTATTAGAGACCTTAGGAGTATTTTATGTCGGAGACGATGTCAAAACCAAATCATGTGTTCACGCCGGGGGCGACGTCTACTCCTCCAATGTTTCCGCAAACTCTACCCGACCCCTCCAGCTATAAGCAAAACTTTGATCAGCTTTTAGTTGCGAGAGGGATAAGGTTCAGGCATTACAAAAGCTTACCTTGTCCAAACCTAAAAGTATTGGACAATAACTCCCATGATCCAACATGCGAACAGTGTGACGGATCTGGAATCGTATATTACGATCCAAAGGAAATAGTTGGCATACTTACGTCTAACTCAGTAGAAAAGCAGTTTGAATACCAAGGCGCATGGGAAATTGGCAGCGCAACGGTAACAATGCCTTCGGAGTATTCAGATGGCCAGCAAGCTGATTTCACCCTGTACGACAAACTTGAAGTTTTGGACTACACGGTTAGATTGTGGGAGCTCAAGGAATACGAGCCGCGTCCCGACAATCTTCAACAGTTGAGATACCCAATAGAAAAAGTAGGCTACTTAATAACTGCAACCGATAGTCAAATCACTGAATTTGTCCAAGGGGTGGACTTTACAATAGAAGACGGTCAAATTAAGTGGATTCCTGGTCGCACACCAACTTATGATCACATAAGTGATATTGGCCAAACGTATTCAGTTTCATATTGGGCAAATCCAGTCTACGTTGTTCTTCAGCCCATGCGCGAGTTGCGCGTCACGCAACAAATGCTACCAGACGGTACAAAGGTATCAATTAGATTGCCGCAGCAACTAGTTATAAAGAGAGACTTTTTAGTCAACAAGCCAGAAAAATTAGTAGCAGGTATAGGTAGTTAACTTTCTTACATTATATAATGACCCTAAGAGGTTGTAAAATATGCCCGCGTTTGCTTCAAAAAAACAATATCGCATGATGATGGCCATACTGCACGGTAAGGCTGGTCGAACGTCGCGTGGCGATAAGGGACCACCAAAGTCTATTGCTGAAAAATACTCTGGATCTGACAAAGATCTACCCGATGACAAGGGCAAAGCTGGTCATGGTGGCAAATGGGATCACAAGGCCCATAAGCGCCACGCAGAAAAACATAAGAAAAAAGAAAAGAAATTAGAAAAGTCTAAAGGCGGAGCGGCTGTTGTTGTAGTTAATGATAAAGGGCAGCTTCTTATGGGCCGCCAAGTTAAAGACGATTACAAGTGGTCTTTTCCTGGCGGCCGCGTAGACGATGGCGAATCTTATAAAGAAGCTGCGATTCGTGAACTTGAAGAAGAAACCGGCGTCAAGGTTGACAAAGATTTGCTAATAGACCTACACGACGACGGCAAAGATCGCACCTATTTGGTGAGACTGGGCCACACCCCTATTTTTCATGCAACCCCTGAGCTCGCCGACGTTGGATTCTACGACGTAGAGGATATCGATTTCAATAGATTACGAGATTGTTGCGTAGACTCTATGGCGCACTATATGAAATCACGCCTAGTAAAAAATAATAAATCTATAAAAGATCTTCTTAAGATAGAAGAATTAGAGCTTTTGGCTAAAAATATAGCTCATCCAGATCAAACTATCAATACGATATATGAATTTAGACATGGTGATGCTTTGCGCCTTGTTGGTAATGGCGCGTTCAGGATGCTGAGACGCGGCGTTGAAAACATGAGCGTCGACGATATTCGTGATATTCAGTTTGGAAACTATACGCTTCACGTTAGAAAACATGCAAACGATATTTATTCAGGTCGCGTTGACGATGGTTTAAAAACTATTCACCAGTTTGTAAATCGTTCACTTACCGAACTTACAAGTGAACTTATGAGCGTGTTTGAGTGGTACGACAACGAAAATGATCAAGACTCTAAATTTGAAATTCACGACGATTCAGCGCTTCCTGATGAAACAATATATGATGGAATAAAAAAACTTGTCAACAATTATCGCTCATACAATATCGCTGATATTTATGACGAGATGGAGTCCATCCGCGAAGAGATTCGTCACGGTAACGCTGTCGATCTACAGCAGATCGAAAATCGAGTAATGGCTTTATTTGACAAACTTGAAGATCGTATAGATATCTTCAAAGAAAAACATAATTCGCTAGCTTCTAGATTGGGCGACGAAATCGACGACATAGAGAAAAAGCTCTTAGCTCTTCAAGACTCTATTGAAAAAATGTCTAAAAAACCCTCTAAGATTGAAGCATTTTCTGTTGACCCGGCGAACCCCAAAGAAGTTCTGTCAGAATACTATGCATATCTTTCTAAACCTAGAGTGGTTATTAGCCCCACGGGACACATAACTATAGATTTTGGTTCTGACTGGATGTCTAGTGATCGCGAGAACTTTTTAAAAGACATGCGAGCAAAAGTTGTTAAAAAGAGCAAGAAATGATCTCTCAGCGACTAATATATTTAAAATATAAATTAAGGTCCATGGGTCTTTCTTTTGACGAAATATCATCAATAATGAATGACGCTTCCAGCGAAATTCAACAAGCAACCCACTCTATAGTAGAAAAAGCAGTATACGAAGCTGAAGATTACGGTTCTTCAATTGGAGCTGAAGAATTTCTTGCACAGATAAAATTAGATGCAAGCTCGGGATACATAGAGATATCTACGGACTCTGGGCAGACTGATTTTAGTCAGCCGCCTTTTCCTATGCTCCCTTGGCTGTTAAACAACGCTAAAACATCTAAAGATGGCAGTAGGTACAAGATCGTACCCATTGGAGGTGTTAGTTCTAAACCAAAGCCGACGCCCCAGGCTCGAGATATAGCTTCTGGATTAAATGCTATGGCTTCTGAAGTTGCGCCCGCAACAGCTATGGCTGAAACTATGGCTGCTGCCTTTGGACTGGGCGCTTCTTCTAGCGCAACAGAAAGACAGCGACCTGTTTCTACTGAAAAACCTGAATTCCGCACAGCGTCTAGTAAGCAGGACGCGTCTAGGCAATGGGTCTTACCTGCTAAAGACCTCGACATGACCGGCACTATTATGACCCTAAATGCCACTATTAGATCTGAAATAGATAAAGTCTGCGATGAAATAATTAACAAATACGAATCGGAGGCGAAAAAATGGCGTGGGTAATGCCAGAAGTTGCAGTTCAGCGTCTTGTCCAGCATGGAATACATCAGCTTCGTCAAGATAAAGCCTCGTTTGATGAAATCTTTTCTTATCAAAGATGCCACCCAATGCTTATAGAAGCCTACGGCGAAAGCTACGTGGATAAAATATGGACATGGTTTACTACAGAAAGAATACGCGTTGTTCAGGCTTGGATATTAAGCCCGCAAACTGTACCGTGTTTTAGTATCCATCTTTCAAATGAAAACGAAGACGAATCAAAAGCTGCCATAAGTGATTATTATGGAGAGGGCGTAGACAGCGAAATCGGCATATCGTCAATGAATGTCTTAGTAGACATAGGGGTTCATGGCAGCAAGGCCGCAGACCAGGTGCTATGGATGTACTACATATTGTCGTATATACTTTTTAAGTATAAGCCCGTAGCAAGAAGTTTGGGTATAGAAATCCACACCTTTAGCGCCTCAGACTGGCAGAAAGATGCATCAAAAATGCCAGAAAACATTTGGACAAGATGGCTCAGAATGAGATGCACCGTGTTTAACACCTGGGCGGCGGATTCGTATACTATAGTTTCTGATCTTGAAACAGATCTAGAGTTTGAGTCAAACGTTAATACATAAGGGGCTTAGATATGTCGAACAAATACAAACCTAGAGTTGACATGAAGTCAATAAAAGAATACGAAAAATCCCTAAGACAAGATCTTAGCCCCCTTGCTGAACCTAAAGAGCCGGATTTAAAGCGTATAAGTTTTGATGAGTGGTGGCTTAACACGCTAGCCAACACGAGACTACACCCTTCTGCAAAAGAAATTCTTAAAGCTGATGCAAAAGGTAGGGGTCTCGATGGTCTTCAGGCGGCAGATAAGTGGGACTGGGCAGCAAAACAATTTGGCCTAAACATTTAAAAGGCTTTACGGCTTTTTAAAAGAAATGTCCCGGTTTAAAGACTGAAACACTTTTTATGATGGGCATTGCTTTGCAAAAGTCTAACAATAACAATTTATTACAACATTGCAGTTGTTGAATTATACAAGATCGAGTGCCTACCCTTCTAAAATCAGGGATAAAATATTTTTCTTATATCAGGTTTTTTATTAAAAGATGCCACCGCAATTAAACAAAAGAACATTTAAGGCCTGATACTAAGGTAAAATGGATTATGTTCTGAGCGGAGCACCTGTGTTTTTAAATAAAACCTATTGCAAAGAACGACTTAAAAGAGCTAGGAATCATATAGGAAGGATCTAACATGGCGATCAGCGTATCATTTAACGGCGCTACGATTTACAAGCCCGGTGCGTACTCAAAAACCACCATCGACCTATCTGGCAACGTCCCGCTCGGACCAGCCGGTCTGATTGCAATCTTCGGCGAAGCGGACGCTGGCGCCCCAGGGTCGGCAGAGACCAATATTGCTGATAACTTTTTCACGTCAGACAGGCTGATTGAGGCTCGCAACAAATATAGATCTGGTCCTATTGTCGACGCTCTTAATTTCTTGTTCTCGCCCGCATCCGATGGCGCGATTCCTAGTGGCGCTCAGGTTGTTTGGGTTTATAAAACCAACGCTTCCACGCGCGCATCTTTAGCTCTCGCAGGATCTTATGGCTCAGTAAGAGCTAGAGAATGGGGGGTTGGCGGAAATCAATCTTCTCTGAAGATCCTAGCTTCTGCGGAAGTTGCCCCCTCTGCAACAGGTTCTGCTCCTGCGGCTTTTGGCGCAGCGTTGAACGGCGCATCTTTTTCAGTTAGAGCAAACGGCGGCGCTTCTACGGTTGTGACGCTCAGCACAACGGCTACAGATCATGATACGCTAGCAAACCTAGTGATCGAGTTAAATTCTTTACTGCCAGTCGGCGTTACCGCGTCGGCAGCAGGTAGCGCAGTTAAGCTTCAGATGGCTGCTGCTCCAAGCCAGTACGCAGAAGGTTGGGGACGCTCACTAGAGCTAATCGATTCCACCCTGGGCGATCTGGCAAAACTAGGACTAGTTGCAAATCTTTATTCCGCCGCTGCGGAGCCAAACTGCACCATTACGATCTCTCAAAAAAGAGATCTCTTGGTTGAAGAGGACACCGTTGGTGGACACGTTGTACTAGAGATTGGTCGCGACGCTACAGGGGGCGCAACTACAGCATCTGTAACTGTTAACGCAACCCAAGTAATTCTTACGGACTCCATCGGGTCAAATACCTTTGATAAAGCTGCTTTTATCACAATTAAACAGCTAGCTGAGTCTATTTCTTTGTATTCAGGTTGGACAGCCAGCGTCAGCAGCCCTGTTTATAACCAGTTGGGACTTGATGCTCTTGATCATGTGACTGCCGTTGGAGCATTTAGCTCAACTGGTGAAAAACCAGCTCGTCTAAAAAAAGACGCAATGGAAGTTCAGGATCTTTTTGAACAATCTAACGTTGCTGAACTTGTCTCCCCGGTTGCTAAGGGGCTTCCTGCCGCTCTCGCCGAAACACTTCTCGCTGGCGGCGCAAAAGGTGGAACTCTTACGACAGACGTCGTGAATGCGCTTTCTAAGTTTGAAAAATTTCACGTTAACTCCATCGTTCCTCTTTTTTCAAGAAATGCAACCGCGGACATTACAGACAGCCTGACCGACGCAAGCTCGACATACACAATCGACGGAATTCATCAAGCTGTTAAAACGCACATCAGCTTGATGAAAACGACCAAGAAGAAAAGCGAACGACAAGGATATCTGTCTGTTAAGGACACATACTCTAACTGCAAAGATAAAATCGGCAACATGGCAGATGCCAGACTGCAGATGGTAATTCAGGACGTTCGTCAAACAAACGCTCAGGGCGTCATCAAATGGTTCCAACCTTGGGCATTGGCCTGTTTGATGGCTGGAGCACGAGGCGGCGCGTCTATCGGTCTCCCGCTTACCTTCAAGTTCCTTAACTGCTCCGGTATTCGCCAAACGTCTCAGTCGATGAACACCGCTGAGGCTGATATTGTTGTGGATTTCGATCCAGACATGCAGTACGATGACGCAATTCAATCCGGTGTGACGTTCCTCGAAGCGCCAAGAACAGGCGGGTTCCGTGTGGTCGTTGACAACACCACCTACGGCATCGACGATAATTGGGTATACAATCGCGCTAACGTATTGTATGCTGCTGATATTGTTGCGTACAACTTCCGCAACACGATGGAGCTGCGATATGTCGGCATAAAGAATACCCTTAGGGCCGCTGAAGTGCAAAGCACCGCAGAGTCTGTTTTGACCACATTCTTGGCCCAAGGAGTAACCGTTAGCACTGCGGACGCCCCTAACGGGTTTAAAGGACTGAGCATCAGGATCGACGGCAACACAATCTATATCTCTGTGACGATTAAGCTTGTTGAAGGTGTCGACTTCGTGCTGGCCGATATCACGCTGCAGCGCGCTAGTCAGACCGCTTAATTTAATCAAATTAATCGAACCAACGCCCTCTATGAAGTAAAATACTGATAGAGGGTGTTTTTTTTATGGAAAGATTAAATATTAACCGCTATGGCCAGTGGTCTCTGGAGAAGGCTAATAAATTAAAATTTGATCCACGCGAGACGTGGCACTCTCCTGCAGGCAAAGCTATGGCGGATTGGGTTTCAGATGAAAGCGAGCCTTTAGCCGCCGCAACTGCCAAAGCTCAAATACCGCGCATGGAGGGCGCAGCTAGAACCAGGGCTTTATCTAAATTAACAGCTGCGACACAGCATAGAAGAAACCCTAACACTGGTAAATTAGAGTTTTTGCTTCATCGCGGGATGTCGACAGACGAAGCAGATACCCACATAAAAGACGGCAGCGTAGCTCATCCAAGCGGCACGAGAACATCTTGGACGCCAAATGCTAAGGTGGCACATCGGCAAGCATACTACGAGGAACCTAAAGGCAAAGTAATTTCAGCTTGGGTTCCAGAAGATGCGCTGCACTCCTCGATACGACAATATTCTGGATCCACAGAGCGCCATAAAATATTAGCCCGCCAAGAAGATGAATGGATAGTGCATCACGGATCATCCGGCATGGCATTACATGGCATTGTGGATGGCGTAAGACCCAAAGACCTAAAATAGACACCTAATCTTGATCGTGATAGTATATTATGATGGTGCGGTCGCATAGTGCGCTGCAACCCTAACGTATATGGGCTCTAGGGTCCCGAGGTGAAAAATGACGCAAGGTGTAGGCCTAATCACAGGCGCAAATGGAAAAATAAAAGTAAATAACGTAACACTTGGCTATGCGACTAGCTTAAATCTTTCTACCAGGGTTGATATGATTCCCGGCGAAACAATGGGTAGATATGAGGTGGTGAGTAACGAGCCCATTGCGTATAGCACAAATGGAAGCTTTACGATGCTTCGTTACACTGAGGGCGGAGTGAAAGCCGGATTACCCGGGGTAAATAAAACCAGTGAGAGTAATAGTATCGGCGCCATTGGACTAAGCGGCCAGGTAAACCCATCTGCAATCCTAAACTCCGGTACTTTTGAAGTCGAAGTATACCAAAAAACAAGCGGCGACCCTAAAAGTCTTCAAATATTTAAAGTTTCTAATTGCAGAATTACCTCTAGATCTGGCGGCGTCAATAAAAGAGGTATTTATGAAGAAACATTTAATTTTGTTGGGATTATATCTGAAGACGACAGACTATCTGTCGTTAAACAAAGCAGTGCAACCGGCGCAATCATAATCTAAAGGAGACTTAGTCATGGCTAATAAGAGACCCGGTATGATAACCGGTGCTAATGCTAAGATACAGGTCGCAGATACTACGTTAGCTTATGCTTCTGATGTTTCTTATACTTTAAATATTGATCACATTCCCGTTGAGGTGATGAACAAATATGAAGTTGTAAGTAATGAACCCGTAAGCATGACCCTAAGCGGATCGTTTTCCGTCGTAAGATATTCAAAAGCAGCCACAATAGAAGTGCCCTTGCTTGATGACAATGGCAACCCTGTAAGCCCACCTAAAACAACTACTAAATATGTTCCAGGCGAATCAAATTCGCCAAACGAATGGACGCATGACAAAAGTAAACTTAAACCCTTCTCGCCGGGCGATCTTTTAGCGTCTAAAACATTTGATATTACGATTACGCAGCGCTACGTGGACGCAAACGGCAAGGAACAGGACGTGAACTTCTTAAAGTTTAAAGACTGTAGAATAACGGGAAGATCTACCTCATTAAATAAAAGATCTGTTATGGTTGAAAGATTCGATTTTATCGGCGAGACAATGGACGACGATAAGATTACATCTGCAGGCTCCGGCGACGACGATCTTTCTTAATTAGGGAGTTTGTGTGGCTAGTGTTGCCCCATTCTTTATTACAGGAGCGAACTGTAAACTTAAGGTTAACGGGGTGACATTAGCTTTTGCAACAAATTTATCTTATTCAGTATCTATTCCGCACGCAAAACTTAGGATGCTCGGCTCCTACGAAGCAAACTCTTTAGAACCGTTAAGCTATGATGTTGGTGGATCTTTTACTGTTATAAGATATGTTAGCGATTTAAAAAAAATATATAGTAATAAGGGTTTAGGCTCTCCAAGCGGCATAAGCGATTTAGGCAATGGTGTTGGCTCTTGGACTCAGATAGGTGAAAAAAGCGCCGCATTTAAAACTTTTGGAAACATGACTGACGGGCGCGCCGATCAATCTCTAAACCCCGCTTCTCTTCAAGATGGGACGACTTTTGATATTGAAATTTATCAAACACTCGCAGATGGTGAATCTTTAGGTATTGCGCGCCTGCGTAATGCTAGAATTGTTCAAGCAGGGTCTCAGATAAGCAAGCGCGGAAATATGCTTCAAACTTTTCAATTTTTTGCCCAGTACCTGGATGAAGATAGTTTTATAGCTGATCAATCTAGCTTTTTTTAAGAGATTTTTATGTCACGCAGAGGTTTTGGTAGGGAATCAGGTTCCTCTATTGCAACTAATTTTTCTAATAATTTTTTAGCGTCTCAGGGCGCTATCTTTAGCTTAAAACCTCAAGCAAAATACCTTACAGGCGCTAGAACTGTTCTCAAAATTAATGGAAATGCTGTAGCGTTTGCATTTTCTGTAACCTGGAGCGTTAAGACAGAGGTAACCGAAATCAATACTATCGACGACCCAATGCCTTGGGAACTGGCACCTAGACGCATAGAAGTCACTGGAACCCTAGGTCTGTTCCAGCTTCCTGGGCAGTCGCCCCAAGCACTGCGATATCAGTCTGATATTGCTGCATTTTTAGCCAACAAATATATTTCTATAGAAGTTAGAGATTCTGCGAGCGATGCCGTTATTTTTCGAGCCGGAAGCGCAATGGTTACAGGACAGCAAAGCGAGGTCAATTCTGAGCAGGTTGCGCGAACACTTTTAACTTGGCGCGCAATCGGCTGGCAGGCAGAAAATGCTCCTGTTAAATTTACTAACGAAGAGCTCCAATCGGATCCAAACACTTTTCAGCCAGCGGGCGCTTTGGGCTGGGTCAAGAGCAAACTAAATATCAAATAATACTATTTAATGTTTAGGGTTGTATAATCCATAAGCGACACATAGGAGACGCGCTTATGGACCTACCAAAGAAAGAAAGAACCTTTTCATTTTCGTACGTTAGTGAAGATAGTGGCCTTACTTATGAAGGCACGTTCACTATTAAGTGCAAACTTAATGTTGCAGAAAAATATCAACTTGAACTTGAAAAAAGCCGCCTAACGTCTGATATGGCAAATCCAACCAATGGCCTTATGGGTATGGCTATTGCTTTAAGTACGCTGCGCGTCAAAATTGTTGATGGACCAAACTGGTGGACCCAGGGCAAAGGTCTAAACATTGAAGACGAAGACACACTCGTAGCTTTATTCGATAAAGTTGAACAAGAATCTTTAGGCTGGCGCAAAGAGCTGGAAGAAAAAGCAAAAGCAGCCCAGGTAGAGTTGGGAAAATAGAAGCCGACTATACGTCGGCATTTGAAGCCATAGATATCATAGTAGAGCGGGCGGCCAAAGAGGAATTAAATTCCGAGGCTGCCCAGATTCGTTTCCTTTCGTACTGGTGGTCAAAAACCTACTCCAGACCTCTTAAAGATCCTTTGTTACAGTCTTACACCCTGGAAGAGCTTTATTATGAATACAAAGAACACTCTGAAAGAGAAAAAGCTGCCAAAGAGCGAGTTGAGCAAGAAGCTGATAATATAGATAAAGCTAAAGAAGATGAAGCTCTTGCCTGGGCCGAAGCCGAAGAGAAAAGAGAGGCTGAAAGTTTAAAATCTGATCCAGATATAAAACCAGAATGGTCTCCCACCCCGGAAGACAAGGCGTGGATGGAAAATCAGATAAAACAAGGCAAAGAACTATACGGTGAAGATTTTGGCGAAGATATAAACGAGGATTTTTAGATGGCTGACAACAACGATTCCACCATGAATAAAAAGCCAAATTCTTTAGACCGTATCGGCACTGAAGAAGGCAATCGACCATCAAAATCCAAGATGGATGAGTACGCGTTATTTGAGCAACGCTCGCGATTCAAAACACAAGAGATACGACATTTAGAGCAGCAGCTGCGCGATAAACAAGCTCAGTATGACCGCGTGATGGCTGCAGTTGGTCGCGTTACATCTCAGCAACAAGATCCTACTGAGGGCTTATATAGAGCCCTTGGAATGACGGCCAATCAAGCCCGTGCCACTCTTAGTTCAAAAACCGTAGAACAGCAATACGGCGTAATCGATGATTTGGTGATTAAATATGCCACTAAGTGGGCCGATCAGCAGCAGGTTGTGCGTCGACAGCTTCAAGAAAAACAAGCCGATCAGGCGGCTATTGCCGCCCGAATGTTTCAACAAAATGTTATAAGTCGCGTCTCTCATCCACGGTCGGGCATTAAAGCTGAAATACTAGCCAACCCAGAGGCGATGCAGCTAGCGCAAGAATATGCATCATCTTTGTCGCCAGAAGCTATTCAAAAATCTCTTGCCCGCCTTCAAAGATCTAGAAAAAAATACGGACTTGAAACAGCAGAGGCAGCGGGTCACATACAAGAACCGGGCGGAGCAGAAAAATATAAACAAATAAATACGCGCTACGAAGAACAACTTTACAAAGAGCATGTTTTAGAAGAATCTCGCCGCATTTCTGATAAGAAAATTAAAGACCACAAAAAACTTGCGGCTATTACACAAAGAACAATGGAAGATATCGCCGAAAGACGTGGCGAATCTTTTATCAAATCCGGCGTTAGCAGCGGTCAATTTGGCTCATTAAAAGACATCGAGAACTCCTTAAAATCAGCAGAAGAGCAATTCAAACAAGCCGGAAAAACCTTTATTTCTGTAATGGGGCAAACCGGCGATGTTTCTGATAAAGCCGCAGAAGCTTTAAAACAAGCAAAAGATGAATTAGACGACTGGAGAATGATATCAAGAGAAGCAGGCGGCGGTAGGCGCGGCGGCGGAAGATTTGGCGGCGCAAACAGAATCGCTTCTTTTGGAGATCTTGCTGGCAGAGGGGTCGATTTAGCGGGATACTTAGCGGTTGGTCTTCAGTCCGAGCAGATGGGTATGCGCATCGGCATGGCTGGCGCAATGAATCAAAGAAATGCAGATATATTCGCCGCAACCCAGGGCAACATGGCTGCACTGCGTCGTTTAACTGAAAATCAATTTGAAACAGCTGTGAATTTTTCTGGCGCGTATAGGACAAGAGCAAATACTGCGGGCGGACTTGGTAGTTTAATCGATATTGGAACCGGTGCAGCTGGGGCGGTGGCCACTGCGGGCGGCGCGTTTCCTTGGAGTCTTACAGGCGGCAACATTGCATCGAATTTACTGTCCGGCGCCAGAAGTGGAGCGAGAGTTTTATCTGGCGTAACTGGCGCAGAAACTCAATTACAATTTTTTCAACAGTTCAATCAATTAAAAGACGTAATCAACGACATACCTGATGCTTCTAAGCAAGCGTTTTTTGATTATAGGCAAAACGCATTGATGTCCATGCGCGGTGCCGGGCAAAGAACTTCTGCAATGTATGACGAAGCAGTATCAACGGCAACAATGATGCAGATGGCTGCAATGGGGGTGGCGCCAACTGAAACTAATCGTTTGTTTGGCGTTGGAATAAATGCCATTGGCGCAAGTTTTGTTCGCGATCCATCTGCTGCTCGTCAAATGGTTGCGCGAGGAGCAGAGCTTCAAGCTGGCGGATATATGTCTGCCGAAGATTATTTACAGCGCGTTGGTCAAGCTGCAGCTCTAGGCGGCGGTCAAAAAGACATTGAAGAAATTTTGGCTCGAGCGGTCACGAGAGGTGTGGATGACGCTAGATCTTTAAATAATTTGTTTAATGTCATCGGCTCTTTGGCTCGCGGCGGGACTAGTCCAGGCACGCCCTCTGTGGGGGCGGCAGCGAGTGCCATGTCATCCATGATGGACATGCTCAAAGATTTGCCAATAGACGAAACACTAAAGCAAACTCTAGCTGCATCAGAGATAGAAAAAGCAAATCAGCGCACGTCATTTTCCAATGTAGATATACCTAGCATGGTATACCTTCAAGGTATTCAAGAGCGTTTTCCAGGCATTAGCACGACCGGGCAGGCAAAACTAGCCAACGTTCCTCTTTTAGAACAGATTTCTAAACTTAAATTAGTTTCTGATTTAAAACCGGGGGAAGATGTGCCTCTTGGAAGAATCGCTGCGCTTGGTGGAACTAGAGGCGCCTTCCTAGAAGGTTTTAAGTTTCGTGGAGTTGGCGATTCTTTTTTTGATGATTTAGTTCTAAAAGCACTTGCAAGCAATGTACCAGAAATATCTGACATCTCTGGTAGAGATGCTGCAACTTTAAAGAAGTATTTGCGAACAGGCGATGAAAATCTCCTGTATAAAGAATTATCTAAAGAGGGTAAGGAGAGAATTGATGTAGGGCGAGTCATTGCTGATCGCGCATTAATATCAGCTGGATATCGAAAAGATCTACCGTCCGTGCCTCTTCCTGGCCTAACAGGCGAAGCAGCAGCTACGCAGGCTACATTCGGTATTCAAGCCGGCGGATTAGCTAAACAAGTACTAGCTGGCCAAAGCTTTTACGAACAATTAGGCGAACAAGCTAGATTGGCTGGCGGCGGCGGACCGTTGCAACCGCCTTATGCCGGCGCAATGCAATCACCGATGTCGTACGTTTCTACTATGATGGGCATGCAGCTAGAAGAATACTCGCCAGAAAAGGCAGGCAAGGAAGCTGCTCAGGCCGCAGAAAAAATGACCCTAGACTCTTCTGAGTTTGATAAAAGCGTAACTAACTTTAGCGCAGCGGTTGATAAATTAGTTAAGGCAGTACAACCATTAGGTACGAATTTAAGTTATAGCATAGATTACGGTTACAGCAATATGGGTCCTCTTGCAAATCCAGAAACCTACGGTGCATATGTACAACAGCACAACCAGATTAGAAGAAATTTAAATGGCAGATAATACGAACACTATATGTCAACAATAGCGAACCCAACAGCAGCAATAATTGTTTATAGCTATCGAGATCGCGGTGGCAGTACGCCTATTAGCTCTTCTTTGACAGAGCAAATTACTATAACAAAATCAATAATATCAATAGATACAATCAAGCATAAATCTAGGCCTGCTGGCTCATTTGATATAAAGCTAGCGCCAACAAAAAACTGGACCGCAATAATATCTCCAGGTAGCTGGGTTGAAATTCACATGTCTTCGCGCATAATTGGTCAAGACGACCTGAAGCAGTGCGGCGAGGACACACTCAAAATGATTGGAACGATTGATTCAATCAGGATGAACGTTTCGGTCGACCCGACCACCGGTGCACGCAAAACAGTTTACTCTCTTCAGGGAAGAGATTGGGGATCTGTTTTCGAATCTTTCTTGTATGTTGACACCGCCCTAACAAACGCTCAAGATAGCGCGCTAGTAAATGCGCTTAATTTTTTATCAACAGTCGACGTTGGCGCAAAAGAACTCGGCGTGGTTGGAATTTACTCCCCTAAGGAGATGGTTGAAAAAATCATAAATCTCTGGGGGAGAAATATGGCGGTATTAGCTAAAAATATATTTAAATATTCGCAACAGTCGAAGTACTCCATACCGATGGGGTTAGCCTTAAAGCTTTCTTCAAAAAGTCCCTACGCGGCAGACAATATCAATGTAATTTCTGGTAAGCTGATTAGTAAAGACGTATATGTGCCCGTTAAAGAGTCTCTAGGCGTACTTAATCCGTTAATGCTTTTAGGGCCTCACGCTGTTTGGCAGCTTTTGATGGCTCACTCAAACAACATACTGAACGAATTGGTTGCAGAACTTAGATGGCAGGGTCCTTTTCCGGATTTTGCGCTATACCACAGGATCAAACCGTTTCAAGTAAAATCAAACAAACCCGCGTATTTTGCCTCAAACTTTTTCAACATAAAACAAAACAAAATACCAACGTACGACATAATGGGGATTGAAGCGGGAGATAACACTCAAGATATCGTAAATTTTATTGAAATATTGCCAGATATGTCTCTTGCTTCTCTGCCGGCTAGTGTTTCTAACGGCATCATAGCCGCGTCTAAACCTGATAGTTCCATTATTGACCCAGCGTCTCTTGCGCGACACGGATTAAAGCCACTTACATATAGTAGCGTTTTTGCGCCAAGTGCTGGCGGTTATTTAAACTGGCTCGGTGTAAAAGATTGGTTGCCGATATTGCGCGATTGGTACTTCGATTGTCATAAAATGCTAAACGGCACAGTTGTTATATTAGGCCAGGAGAAGTATATCGGCGTCGGCGAAAACATTGTTCTAGATTCCTCAGTTTTTGGCAATGCAAACTTTGTTAATGCCGATAAAACTAAGTTTGTGGCACACGTTGAGTCTGTTAGTCACAGTTTTGCATATGAACCTCAAAGAGGCAGAACGTTTGTTACTAGGATAAATTTCGTGAGAGGCGTGTTTGCAGACAGCAGTGCCTCTAAGTTGGCAAACCCAAATGCTTTCGGCATAGAAACCGATAGTTCTGCCCTACCCGATTCCAAAAAAGATATAGACAACGTTTATTTAGAGTAGCGACATGATAATACGAGACTCGTCTCTTTATGCCTCAGTAATGTCTGGCGTGCCGAGCACAGCCACTCCAAGCGGGGTGTTTGTCGGTATTGTAAAGTCTGCAGAATACGACTCAAGTCTTGATACTATGTTTTATAATGTTGAGGTCACTTTTTCAGGTTTTACCTACGCTCTAAACTGTAGGCAGATGGCCAAATTTGGTGATGTTTATAATTACGAAGAATGGGGTCTTAGGAACTTCAAGGCGCCATCTCTTACTAAGAAACCTGTAAGCTATAAAGCTAGGGTCGGCGAGGTCGTAATTGTTGCCCACATAGGCGGCAATGCGAATGACGGCATTATCCTTGGGAGTCTAAAGCACCCTGGGAGAAAAACTAAACTTACTGAAAAAAGTATAGAATATGTATCTGAATTCAATGGGTTGCGCACGACAATTGATGACGCCGGTGCCTATAAGGTCACGTTTAACGGCACTCCTACATCGGTGTCTAGTTTAAAAGCGGCGGCAGCAACTGGTGGAGTTATAGCGCCAGCAGTTTATGACCCTGTTAAATCCGGATCATATCTAACCTTTGAAAAAGACGGATCTTTTGAAGTCAGCGACAACCATCCGTTTGTTCAAACCGTTAGACTAGACAAATCTAATGGGTTAATTTCTATAGCTTCTGGAAATGTTCAAATATCAATCTCAAAAAAAGATGGCTCATTTGCCGTAAGCGCAATGGAGTCAAAAATCGATAGCACCAAATCTTTAACAATATCCACGCTGAGTACCTCAATTGAATCGACTAAAGAGTTTAAGTTAAAATCGGCTAAAATAGCCATAGGTTTTGGAAGCGTAGAACTCATAGACAGTATTTTAAAAGTAATTGACGCGATCGGTGGTCTAGTTATTAATTCGCCTAACGGCCCCTGCTCGCCAATAAAAAATGCACCAACCTGGACTCAGATAGAGCAAATTAAAACGAAACTGTCAACGATAAAAGGAAGCCTGTAGGACAAAAAACGATGCCATTGTTAGACGCAGTATACAGCAACACATCTCAAATGATGCAGTCCACTCAAAACTTGCTTTCTCAAGTTAATGAGGGTGCAAAAAAACTTTCAAAAAAGAAAGAACCAGAGCTGTATCAAGAAAGACAAGAAAACTGGTACAAGGCGCTACCTTATGCCTTTAGAGCTAAAATTAATGGCGAAATATACGTTTTTTATCTACCCATCAGTCCTAAAAATCTAAATATTACAACCTATTTTGCTACAAACATGGTGGCAACGCTTTATAGCACCGTAGAGGAACATTCTGAACAGAGATACTTTGACATCACTATAAGCGGAACAACAGGATTTGCGCCTCAGTTTCACCAAGAATACGGTCCGTTTGATGACAACGGAGTAGCGCTTTCCTCATATGAAAGTGCTTTATATCTAACGCCATCAGCAGGACGAAAAAAGTACGAGATACAAAGCGAAATATTAAATGAAATTAGCGGCCTATTTCCTAAAACAGTAGGCAAACTGCAAAATGCACTAAATCAAGCTGGTTCTGCATTTAATACCGTAAAGTCAAAATTTGGCGCGTCTAGTAATTATGAGGCTGGCGTATTCAACAACGCAAGTGGCTATAAAGCATTTCATGCGCTATATAAGTTTTTATTAAAACATAAGCAAAGTGCTGCTGCTGGTACGGCTGAAAAAAAGAAATTCTCTCTCCCTTTTGGAAAGGGGCACAGTGAATCAACCGAACAGGGTAAGGCTGAAGATAGCGTTTTACAGTTTGTAAACTATAAAGATAATAACCAATATTCCTGTGTGGTTAATAGATTTACGCTAGAGCGTAGTTCTGAAAACCCAATGCTATATGATTACAATATCAGCTTAAGAGCATACAATCTTAGCCCCATAACAACAAGCAAAGCACCTGATTTAACGGATCGTTTTGAAAATTTAGGTTTAAACTCTAAAATGTCATATGCGACCACTGCTAAACTTGCTATAAAAAATGGTAAGAGTGCACTTTCTAATCTTCAAGGCGCAAAAAACTCTATGGGTGCTTAAATGAGTGCTGTTAGTAGGGCATACGAAGCCTATGCTGATTTAAATTTGTGGATTAAAATCCAATCAGGTGACACTCTTACGATCGCCGATGTGCCAGCTTTAATTCCGCTTAGATTTTCATACATAATTCAAAACTGGTCAACGTATAGACCAACAATCTTTCAAAGACTTTCAGAGTCGCCCGATTCCTCTAGGATGCTTGGGGAACTTGATTTATTTGATAAATTCGTTGCATTTTCTTTAACACAACCCCAAGCCGCTGTAAGTCTGGCCTTAAATAAGTCTTTATTAACAAGATACTATACCGTAATAGATCAAATGTACATAAACGATCTCCCCTCCTCCAACAAAGAGGACGGCATCGTAGATCTTGAGATAAAAAGAGTCGGTCTTTTTAATAAAAGTTCTTTCTTAAAATTAAGAACAGATATAGTCGCCGGGCGAGATGCTATCGCTGACACGATTGGCGCAAACGACTCAACATATGACAGCATATACGAGCGGGCACCACTACCTAAGCTGCTATCTCGCTCTATTTCTGAGTTACTTTCGTCTTTTGTGTTTCAAGGTGCGATTTATGTAATAGATTCTATTTTGGCGAACGAGACATCGCTGTCTTCAGTCGCCACAATAGACCCGTTCGCATTCGCAAGAGCAAACGCAAATAACCCAGAAGTAGACATTGCCTCCTATGCCGCAGGAAAACTCGTAAAAATTAATTACGGTGAAAATCTGCCAGCCTTAGCCCAGAGAACGATGGGCAACTCCGATAAGTGGATAGAAATCGCAATAGCTAATGGACTCAAGCCGCCATATGTTGATGAAATTGGTGAAAAAATATTTTTAACGTCTAATGGCAGCGGTAGCCAACTTGTTATTGGGGCAAGAAATCAAGTTGGAGAACTAAATAAAGAAAAAATATATTTAAATCAAATAGTTATATTGCAATCTAATACCGAAAGATCCCCAGATCAGCGCACTGTTGTAAGTATTCAAGAAGTTCCCGTATCTGGGGATTTAGTTATCCAGCTAAGCGGCGAATCTGACTTATCAAAATATAAAATAGCAGATAGCTCGTATATGCGTATTTTTAAAAAAAATACCATTAATAGTAATTTCTTCATAGTTATTCCCTCTGACGAACCTCTGCCGCCAACTTTAAATAAACCAGAGCCTTGGTTTTTAAGATCAAAAAGTCAAGATGAAAAAAATGCTGGCGTTGATCTGCTTTTAAACAAAGATGGCGACCTAGAGATCACGAATTTTGGTGATTTAAAGTTATCGTATGGTGTTGAAAATGCAATACAGGCTGTTAAGTTAATTTTAAGCACTGCAAAGGGCGGTTTATCAAGGCACCAGGATTACGGGATTATTAATATAGTTGGGCTGCCATTTAACCAACCAGACCAAATAAAAAATCAGTTATCAGAAAGTATTGCAAGGCAAATTCTAAGTGATTCTAGGTTCAGTAGACTAGACTATTTGACAGTAGAATACTTAGGCAGGGATCCGCTTTCTCCATCTGGTTATAAGGTAAATTTAGGTGTAGTTTTAGCGGGCGGATCCGATGCTGTCATCCCCATAGCGTTTGGTATTAATACACCATAATACGAGAAAAAAATGGCCATAAGTCTTCAAAGTTACAATGAAATACTTGGCAAACTAGTACGAAAAATTATTGCAGATACGGCCGTTAATGACATAAACACAGGTTCTGTATTGCTAACCCTCCTGGAAGCTGTCGCTGCTCAAGATTTTGAAAATAACACAGCAATATTAAGTGTTTTAGAGACTCTTAACGTTGATGCTTTAAAGAATATTGATCTTGACACCAGGGCGGCAGATTACGGGCTAGTTCGTCGCACGTCAGTTAGAGCAACTGGATCTATCAAGATTTACGACAGCAGTATTTCTAAGCGAGCAACAGCGCTTTACAGCCTAAAACCGGCTCCTATAGCCGGAGCAACAAAGATTTACGTAAACAATGCTTCTGGCTGGGATTTTAATTCTGGTGAGCTTTATATTGGGCGCGGAACGCTTCAGTTCGAGGGTCCTATTGGGTATGGTTCGCCGGACGGGGGAGTGACGCCAGGTATTGAGTTTAATGGTAGTTTTTACACAATACACCTAACCTCCACGTTAAAAAAAGATCACCTAATCTCTGATTCTGTAATTGATAGACAAGGCAAAGAAGATCGCCTTATACCCGCTGGCACTATTGTTAAAATCCCTTTAAACAACTTAACACCAGAAATCAGATATTTAACTCTTCGAGACAGCGTTCTACCCGCTGGAGAAGACCACGTTGATGGCGTGACTATTGTTGCCGACGAGGCAGGCACTCAAGCAAATAGCGGCATAAATACTATAGTTCAGTTTGATTCTCAGCCTTTCGAATTTGCAGCAGTAACAAACACGTCACCGGCTGTAGGTGGTCGAGACGTAGAGTCAGATGAAGAACTAAGAGAGAGAATCAAGAATTACGCTTCCACCTTAGCTCGCGGTACTAGAGCCGCTATATTGGCTTCTGTTGTAGGAATTTCGGATTCAACGGATGGAAAGCAAGTTTCTTCTGCAGTTATAACAGAGCCAGCCAGCATTGGTGATCCATCTATTGCCTACATAGACGACGGCACAGGATTTCAACCATCGTTTGCTGGTCAGTCCGTTGATACTATTTTAGCTTCTGCAACAGGCGATGAAGAGTTTTTACAACTATCTAATTTTCCATTACCACGCCCTCAGGTGATAAATCAAACATCTGGTCCGGTTGAATTAACAAATGGCATGTTCTTAAGGGTTAGGGTCGACTCGGTAGAAGAACAGGTTGTTTTTACGACTAAGTATTTTTTAAATATCGCAGCAGCCACTCTTCCTGAAATTGCCGCTGCAATTAATTCCCAGGCCACAGACGGCGGTTTTGGTTTTAGGTGTAGATTGTCGGACAATTCAAGTCGACTTTTGCTATATCCAGTTTCGCATGACGCCGAGTATATTCAAGTATCGCCTATTAGGCAAAACGACGATCCAACGCTTTATGCCAACACAATTCTAAAATTTCCCACAAATAAATATTCATATATCACGCTTTATAAAAATAATACACTTTTAACGGAAAAGCAATTATCCGCCTCCTTAGAGTCAAAGCCGGCACCGTGGGGCATATCAACTGCAGGCGAGCTAACGATTCAAGTAGATGGGACGCCGCCACAAACCAATTCATTTAATCTTTCTGACTTTACTGCGTCGGTTTGGTCTGCCATTACTCTTCAAGAGTGGGCGAATGTTTTCAATTCCAAATTCGCAGGAATAACCGCATCTGTAACGTCTAGCAATAGACTTCAAATAGTGTCCAACAGAACAGGCTCTTTGTCGTCCTTAAAAATTCTTAGCGGCGACTACATAAGTCAGATATTTGAAGATTCTTCGCTTGAGTCTAAAGGATCTGACTCGCAATTTGCATTAAATCGACAAACCGGCAATCTGCAATTAAAAATTAAGCTCTCTTTAGGAGACACGATTACTGCCGGCGCAGCAGATGCTAAAGGCAATATTCAATCTAACCCAACCAGCAGCGGATCTTACAACCTGTCTACGGACGCAGAAGGCCGCCCCGCAGAGCTTGTTGTAGTTACTGATGGAAACAACGTTTTTCCAAGAACAGATGTCAAACCAGTTGTTGGCGCTACTATTACAGTTCCCGACCTGAGCTCTACGGCTCCAAACGTAATGCGTATTCTGTGCAGCAGCGTTGGTGTTTTTCAACAAGCTCAAGTTGACGATTATATCTATATTGCCCCCAAGACGTCATCGTGGCTTTCTGCTCAAAATACTGGTATTTTTAAAATTATTAAAAAGGGCAGCCATTTAGATAGCGCGACATCGTATATTGACGTTGCAAATCCAAACGTTGTGGCAGAAGGCCCGTTCACTATTACAACAGATACAGACATTCAAGTTTTTTCTTCGGATGTGTATCCGCAGATATGGCGTGGATCTTATTTGCCAGCCCCTGCCACAGCATCTCTTAAAGACATTGCAACTTCGCTGAGCAATGATATTGTTAATGTCAAAAGCTCTATATTTAAAACAACATCTTTAAAGACGACAAGCTCTACAGAAAATGGCGGGGCAATATGCACGCCTGTCTCTATAGGAAACGCGTCTTTGGCATTCCCGACGGCGAGAAGTAACGAATTTGGCAATCAGTCACATATTGCGTCGTCTGTTAATGAGAAAGATTTATTTTCATTTTTTAAACGTACCCAACCCGTATCGCAAAATGTTTGGTTAGATCGCTTTAGCTATTCAAGTCAGAAAACCAACTTAAGCGACAACTCTAACCCTAATGTAGGCGAATACAGTGAAGTACTGACCTCCAGTCTATTTAACGAATCGAATATCTCGTATGACGACATCGTTAAAGTGACATCTGGTTCCAATAAATCTCAGTTCAGGTCGATTAAAAATTTACCATCAGCAGATCAACTTGGCACTCAAGTATCGCTTCCGCGTACAGAGTTTTCTTATTCATCCGGTGATCAAATCGACGTGATGGAAAGCTTATCGATTGCTGCAGATGATTCGATTGTATTTATTATAGACGGCGATGCTGTAAATAGCACTGTTAACGTCAATATGTGGCGAACCGGTAAGGTGAATAGCTCATATGCTCCATCCGGAGTTGCATTTTCTGCTGACGACGCAGACAACGAATCTGGCGTAAATTTTGGCACGCTTCAAGTTTGGTCTAAAGATACTGGAACTGATTTTAGCGATTATGCCGTATGGATGAGGAGTCATAACTGGTACAGAACCGGCGGCGCGAATGCAACCAACGCAGCAACGATGATAATTCGTGCAAAAGAATACGGTCCGACCGGCGAAAAATATAGATTCTCTATTGAATATCCATCGACACCAGATCAGACAGCGAGTGTAGAGCACGATGTAACGCCTGATTACTGTTTAACAACGTATCATTTTGCATCTGGATCTCAGCGTAGCACTGGAATTGTTGGTGGGACAACTTTTAAAGTAACTAGTGTTGGCGCCCCAAGCGACTACGTGTGGAGATATGCTTTTCAACAACCTAGCGTAGATTTTTCGTCTGTTTTGACAGGAGACATCCTGTCGATATCGAGCAGTGGGGTTAGTGCGGCAAATAGCGGTACTTTTTATATTAACTCTATCGATCTTGCAAATAGAAGCATCGACATATACAATCCCAACGGCGCAGAAACATCCGTCGGATCCCCAGAAGTCACTAATATTACTGCAACAGCGGACGTACCGGGAACTGCGATGGAGCAAACGATTACGACTACCGCGCCTGGCGTTGCCGCAGGGCAGGTCTCAACGCAAGATTATTTTGTGTTATACGACGACGTTGGCAAAGTTGTATTTTGGTATGACGTCGGCAACACCGGCGCTCCTGCGCCCACTGTCTCTGGAGCATATAGATACGTTAAGATATCAACAATAGTTAACAGTGTGCCAGCGGTTCAAACAATAGCAACCACTGCACAAGGCGCAGCCGCAGGCCTGGTTGATAACGGCAGATATTTTATCCTTTATGACGACGTGGGTGCGGTTGTGTTTTGGTATGATATTAGCGGCTCAACACCAGAACCTTCAGTTCCTTTTAGCGCCCGGAAAGTAAAGATTTCAACCGTTGCAGCTAGCGATACCGCTGTTAATATCGCGGTTAAAACTGCTACCGCAATTGATAATGATTTAAAGTTTAGTGCGATTTCAGCAGGTAACACGATTGCTGTTACTAATTCATTTTTTGGCCCAAGTACCACGGGCTTAAATGGGCCTAATTTGGCATTTGTGTTTACGTCTGTTGTGGCCGGTGTGATTGGCGATACTGCTGACAGTGTGGCAACTAAAACCGCCACCGTAATTGATGGCGATGTAAAATTTAGTGCTACAACTTCTACAAACGTAATTACAGTTGTCAATTCTTTTGTTGGCCCTGTGACTGCAGGATCGGCTGGACTCGGTCTTTCTTTTGTATTTGCCACTACTGTTTCTGGCGTTACAGCCGCATCTTTGGGTGGAAAATACTTTAAGATATATGATCAATCTGGCAGCGTGGCCGTATGGTATAACACTGGTTTTAGTTCATTGCCGCCGCACGGATGCAACCGTGCAATACAGGTTTCCATACCGCCTGGCGCATCCGCTAGTATAGTTGCAGCAACAACAGCTTCTTTTGTAGGCGCAGATGCTGCATTTTCGGCGAGCGCAGTTAATGCAGTTGCCACTATTACAGACGCGGTTAACGGCTTGCGAAGCAGCGCCGCAGATGGCACAGCGCCATATGAGACGGGATTCGCAATTGCGTCGACAAAAGGCGTCGATGACGGTGTTGAAACAATTACGTCAACGCCTACGTGCTCAATTTTCCCTTTAACTGCAAACTCTGTAAGCGAAATATGCGAGACAATAAACACAAGTCAAACACTAACCGCTGTTCCCGTGGGTAACTCAAGTTTGACAATAGTTAAAGCAACTCGCGATGAAGTTTATGCACACGATGGCACAGATTCTAGCGCGTTGGGATATGGTCATGATCCCGACCCGACGACAAATTTAAACACATATGTTGGAATGTTTGATGGCGAATCATTTGTTCAAACATTTTCAAATTCAAATCCACACTTCTTGCTTAAAAAAGAGCTGTTACTGCCGGGGGTTGTACCAAGCATTTATTCAATGAATTCATGCCCAAATCCAGGTTCCGCAGAAACTGGCGAGTATTTTAAGCTGATTCCAAAGACCATTAATAACATTAAGCACCATTTCACTCAGAAAGCTTTAAGTCAGCTACCCATCGTCGCCGATGTCGATATAGCCAAGAACTTTAGAAGAATACAAATAAAATCAAAAAAATTAGGCACAACCGGAGCTATTGAAGTTGTCGGCGGGCGCGCTAATATCGGTGAATTTTCTATTTTTGACGACGCAGCTGTTGAGCAAGGAATAGATGGCACTCAATATCTGCAAATCAAAACGTCCGCGTACCCCGCAACCCTTAATAGTGGTGATTTAGTAGAGATCTATAACAATTTACCAGCAAAAAGAAAATCGCGACTAACTAATACTAGCACTATTAGCGTTGAGTCCGCTGGGGCCGGTGAATTTGATTACAAGTTCAACCCCAGAAAGACAAGAATAACCCCATTTACTAATTGGACAATCACCGACGTATCTAGTAGTTATGGAAAAATTAGTGGAATAGTTTGGCGATGGACGCACACTAGTTCAGGCGGTAAGGTTTCTGTTTCTGCAAAGACAAATGGTTCTATTCCCGTTGCCCCTGGGGCGTATAAAAGCGATGGCAATATTGCAGACAACTCGCATGTCTATGAATACGAGCAGGGTGCCGTAAACAAAAAAATGCAATTTGCAATGGCTGTGTCAAGCACACCCTCGCAAGGCGATTACTTTTATTTTGCCGCTGTAGACGGATCTACGTATGCCGTATGGCTTAATGTGGACAATGACGACACCCCACCTGCAAGTAGCCAATTTAGCTCAGCAAATTATAAAATTGAAGTCAATATAACAAGTTCTGATTCTTTAAACTCAATAGCTGCAAAAGTGTACAACGAACTTAACACGCCATCAATTCCAGCCAATGAGGCGGGAAAAGATGCTTTTATGTCCGATTTTTCTTCCTCTAATGTGCTTGGGACAAGTTTGGACGACGTTAGAGAAGGCGACTTGCTGAATGTCTCCGGGACTCTTGATCCTAGTTGGAGTGCTGGAAACGTGTCCTCTTCTCCCGGCGAATCCAAGATATGCGGTTTTCCAGTTATAAAAGTAGATGCAGAAAACAAATACGTCGATGTAATCAACCCCGTTGGGCAGCAAATGCTTACAGAGAATTTTTCAGGGGAAGATGGAACAATATCGATAAGTCCAACACCGTCTATTCGTTTTCGCTTAAGGCATGCAGCTAACTCCACAAAATACAGAATCGAAAGCCTTGGCGCATTAGATTTATTTAGGATTGTCTGGACAGACGGTCAAAAACCATACTTTGCAGACTGTGGTACTGCGGTTGACGATTTTGTTCTCTTGAGCGGCGATTCATTTAATTCAGCCAATTTGGGCAGATTCAGGATATTAGCTGTTGATAATGAATCTTTAACAATTCAACACGCAAAAGGCGTTGAAGAACTACACACATATAAAAAGTTTTCCTCATCGGAAACCTTAACAACATGGACAGCTGGATCTACTATTGTTACGGGGGCTATTAATGCCTTTAGTAACGTAAACCCCGGGGACTGGATTAAGAAAAAAGAGGACACGGAAGATAAATTTGCTCAAGTTTACTCTGTGTCCGTTAGCAAAGATCAAGTTGTATTAGGTCAAACCTATAGAGGCACTACGGGTCTTGCATACGGTGTCGTAACTAATTTTGAAAACGATGTAAATTTTGGCTCTTTGCTTTTAAATGCTGATGATTTGCAGATATTTGAAGGAGACTCAGTTGTCATTGGCGACTCTTTGGTTATTGATTCGTACACCAATCCAAACTGGTTTAACCAAGTAAATTCAGGCGTTCGCGCTGTAACAGGCTGGGGAACGAAGACCCTTAGCGATACACCTTATTTATCGCCATACTTAAGAGTGTACAACCCAAATGGCATAGCTCAAGAAGACAGGCAGATAGGTCTGAAAAGCGACGGGTTTTATGTGTTAGAGTCAGAAAATAATAAATACAAATCCGTTCGCAAAATAGAAAATGCAGCAATTAATCAGTTAAATTTTGCGCAAAGAGTTCTTTACGCGACACCTGCGGACAGATCCTACAAGATGTCCAATTCTTATGAAACTAAAGTGCGATCTTTAGGAAAACTGGGCTTTCCGCTAGGGACGGTTACTGGTATAGATGGGTATCTATACTACACAGGTCTTATGCGCACGGTTCAAAGAACAATAGATGGATACGAACCCGACTCATCGACGTACCCAGGGCAGCGCGCTGTCGGTTCCGCGATCGAAGTTCTTCCTCCACTTATTAAGCAAGTTTCGCTAGCACTGCGTATCGTTACAAAAGACGGTGTCAACCTTACAGATATAACTAATGAGATTAAATCTGCTATTATAAACTACATTAGTACGCTAGGGGTTGGCGAGGATGTCATCCTTTCAGAAATAATTGCAAGAGTGAAAAACATTATTGGAATTGAAGCTGTTACGATTACCACACCCAATCCATCAGAAGAACGCATACCTGTTGCAGACGATGAAAAAGCACTAATTACGCCCGAGTTAATTAACTTATCTTAAGAGATATCAAAATGGCTGAAAATAAAAAATCAGCAGATCACATACATGATCTATTAAATCCGTATTTTAATACGAGAGTCAACCCTAATTGGAAGGCCATTATTGAATCGATTGGCGAATCGGATGACGAGATATTAGACTTAATAGAGCAAGTAAGAAAGCAATTTTTTATAGCAACAGCTAGCAGGCCTTACATAGATCGACTAGCCGCTAATTACAAAATATCCAGACCAAAAGTCGTCGGCATGGATGACACCACGCTGCGACGGTATGTGCCCTTACTGGCATACCAACCAAAACAGGTTAAAGGAGTTATTGATCAGCTGTTAGATGTTTTCTTTTTTAAAGAATCCACAACAGCTCTCACAGAATCTAGTCAATTTGAGCCCTTTTACTTAGAGAACGGCTGGGAACTTGAATACACTATAGACGGCATCAATTTAGAGCAAATTATCTTTAAAGCAGAAGATTTTGCCGACATATCAAACGCAACAGCAGATGAAATCGCATCTGCAATTAATCGTAGAGCTAAATATAGCTTTGCTATTTCGTTTGAAAACAGAATTACAAAAAGAAAGTTTGTTAAAATTTTTACAAAAACTATCGGCTCGAAAGGATCAATTGAGATAACCGGCGGACGAGCTGATATATCACTCCAATTTCCTGGTTTTATCGTTGGCGCTGGATCTGGCGACACTACTGAGTGGCTTATTACAAAAGTAGGGGATACGACTAGATTCCAATATTTTGGCGGCACCCCTGTGGGGCTGGGAGCTGTCCGCGTAGGCGACAATGTCGTGATCGACATTCCTGGCAACTCTGGAACATTTAAAGTTATCAATATAAACTTAAATGAAAATTATTTTGAGTTTAATAACTTGTTTTCTACGCCTGTTGTGTCTAGTGATACTTATTTAATTGCAGAAAGTTCTAACGATAAATGGATAATATCTGTTAACGATATTGGCCAGCTAATATCAACTCAACTTAGTGAATCCGATCCGCGCTCGGCGACTCCGTGGATTTTTAGAAGAGACGATGGAACACCCGTGTCGATGACTGTAGCAGAAGACGGTGAGGTTATATCGTTAAGCCCGCCAGGCTATAGTGGAATTACTGTAGAAAAATTTTATTTAAAGAGCCCTTCTAACAACTTATTCCTTTTGGGGGTCGCGAACAGCGGAGAGTTCTATACGACACCAGAGACGCCTTCTTCACTTTTAGGTGTTTTTAGTCATCTGCTCAACCCAAACTCTTTTGTTAGGTTTGTGCGCCCTGAGCGATCTGTTGTGTATACTAGAGACAATAGATCCATAGTTTGGGAGGTTCGCCCAGGCGAAATAGTTATTGAAATGCCATCGACACCACCAGTCGTGCGACGGCAGTTAAAAGGCTCTGCGCACTTAAATGGCATAGTTTCTACAGTTATTTCATCTCCTTCTGGTACGTCATTAATAGTTGACAACGCAGAGGATTGGCCTAATAGTGGAAAATTTGTTCTTGAAAAATTAGAACAAATAAAAACTAGAATAATTACACTATCTCAGGATACGCTTGAATCTCAAGACATAGATGGTAACTTTGATGCTTTTGAGCAAACATACTCATATGAATCAAAGACTCTTGATATGTCTGGTAATTACTTGATAAGCGGCATATCGCCTCCTCTTCCAGTTGCCGCCGGCGTTGTGGAGCTGTCTATTAATTCAATATCGTGCGACACGAATGGTGTTGTTACGGTTGCCACGACCCAGCCCCACGGCTTGAAAAATGGACAAACCGTACAGATTTATGACGTAACTGGTGGAAATTTTAATGGAATTTTTGAAGTAACTGAAACAATTGATGAATTAACTTTTAAGACGCAGACAAATGGTAGCACATCTGTCGGTGCGGGTGGCAATATTCGCATAGAAAGAGTTGGATTAGCCAGCAGCGGATCTAAGCTTTATCTGACTACAGCTATCGCGAATGCTGGAATAACTGGTCCATACATGTTTGATACAGCAGCTCCATTCGTTGTCTCATCCTATACTGGCAAAATTATTAATGAAATAAAAGCAGGCACAGTTGTTTTTAATTTAAGTGTTGAAACGCCAAATAGTATACCAAATGAGCAAGGGTTTTTGATTTTTGATTATGGGCTAAGTACTCAAGAGGGACCTGTCAGATATTTATATAAAGCAAACGAAGGGTCGATAACGCTAGATCCATCTTATATATTTCAATACGATCACGCCCCTAATTCAGCTATTGTCGCCATTAGACGAAAAGGTGCGCATGTGATGAGCGGTCTGGGCAAAGAATATGCTTTTTACGCTTCGGATCCGTCGGCCGCAAGGGTGGTATTGCAAAAATTAATTGAAGAAGTTAAAAGTGCGGGTGTTTTTTTAAGGTATTTAATACGATACCCTTCAATATATTACTCTTCTTTTGACATATATTCTCAAACCACTGATAACCTATTGGACTAATTATAGGTAATGTATAATGCTATATATTGCTAAGTTTTACTTAGCAATATATTGATTTAATAAAGATATTAACAATATCAGAGGGTTATATGGCCGTTTTAGGAAGACTGCTTGTCGGCTCACAGCAACGTATTGATTTGCCAGATTTTTTATCGTTGCAGTCTTACGTGGCATCTGATTTTAAATATCTAATTAAAAGCTTTATAGGCGATAGGGCTTTAATTTTAAAAGGCTTTGAAATAATTGACGCACCGCAGTCAATACAAAGCAACACAATTTCAATTAAAGTAGCAGATTCAGTAGTCTACTATCCTTCTTCCTCGGCCGGTAGTTTCTTTTATGGTTTGCCAGAAGGGCAGGCTCTTTCGGCACCGCTAAGCCCCACACTAAAAGAAAATGCTACAAATTATGTTTATGTTACGCTTACAACATCGGGACAGGGTCAAGATACACGCGCTTTTTGGGATGTTGACCTAAATGGTGGCGAAGGCGGAGAGTTTAATCAAGATATTAATACCGAGGGCGTTCTGGTTGCACAGGCCGGTGTCTCGACGTCAGGATTTCCTGACGGAACTGTTCCTATAGCCATCGTAGACATGGGTGTTGCGGCTATTAATAAAATCACCGATGCCCGAAATCTAATGTTTAGATTGGGCAGCGGGGGCGTGTCGCCAAATTCTAACGCAACTTTTCAATTTCCTCCGCTTCCAAGCGCTGAATACGCCAGAAATGAACCACCATCTACAATTCAATCAGCTGCCTCAGATAATCCGTTTTTTGGTGGAGATAAAAACATCCAATCGTTAAAAGATTGGATGGATGCTGTAATGACCAAGCTGTTAGAGCTTTCCGGTACTACATACTGGTACGAGACAACTCAAGCTCTTAACTTAGTAAATATATTCGACGACGCACTAGGTTCAAGTGTTAAATCTAAAGGTCGCTGGAATCATGACGAATCGCAGCCAGGAATTATAACTTGGTCTGAAGACATCGTCTATAGAAAAATGAACGATAGACGGGATATTTTAATTAAGGCGAATCCAAACGACGGTGTTCAGTTGCAAAACGAACAGGTAATGTGGATTCAGCTAGAAAGAAATCAACCTGTCAACCCGTTAGATACGCCATTAAAATTTTTACAAAATACAGCATATATTGACGCAGATCAAGCAGGCAGTTTTTCTAACATTAATATTGGCGACTGGATTAAGCGCCGCGGGGATAATGAAAACTTATATGTTCGTGTTAAAGGGTTTTTGGATTCAGATGGTCTAATTGCGACGCCCTCAACTGCTACTCGAGCAGTTTTAGAAAACGCATACCAGGGCGCAGAAGCAACCGAAAGTGCTGTTTACACAAAAGGTGTTTACAGTAATGCTGATATAAAGGTTAATAATAGAAACGATGTAGCAGCATACGCCTCAGGGGGCGATTTTTATTGGCTTGCTAACCGTTCTGACACGGTTATGAGCATACAAAGTATTTCTCATCAGCTGGTTGCCGGTGTTCAGGTTGTAGAAGCGGATGGAAAAAAAGCAAAACTAAGATTTACATCTTCTCATGGCCTCGTTGACGGCGACAGGATTGTCGTCGCAGATGCACCCGCATACAACGGAACTTATCAGATTGATAAAATTAGCGATACAGAAATCAGCATTGAAACAACGGGAACTGGAAGTGCGACTGCCGTAGTTTCTTGGGCAATAGTTACTACAAAAAGCACCGAAATAGGTATAGCTGGTTCACCAGATCAACTAGAGATTGAATCTGCAAACCATGGTTTTTCTAGCAATCAAACGATTTCTATATCGGGTACGGGTGTTTCTGCTTACGATACCTACGATGGCGGTGGCGGTGGCGCTGGAAAATACTTAATAAATACAAGAACAAACACTCAATTTCAAATACCTTTTTACAACAGCACTGCAGTAAACGC